CTTCACCTTGACCGAACGAAAGCGTCATTGTGTTTTTTATGATGTCTCCATGTCCATTTTCTCTGAGCCAGTTATGTGCCTCTTCTACATTTGCAGCAGATATCCTAGCACTGTAGAACGGCTCAGCTGATATACGTGATCCGTCATTCAAGCGTAGGTCTGATACGCCTAGTTGTGTAAGTCTGTCAGGTATAAGTTGTTCAGAGAGTTCTCTCTGTTGGTCTTTGAGACGTTTTAGTCTCTCTTCTGTATTGCCTATGGTGGCTTCTACTCGTAATAATTTTTGACAGAGTGCACTAAGGTCTTGTATAGAATCTTCTGATATTTCCTCTACGGCTTTAGTGGTACTCTCCTCGAATAGATCTTTGATACTTGTCATTTCTTACTCCTTCTTTATTTGGTTTTTGCATTAATGCTCTTCTCATTATTTCAATACAACATGCAACAGATTTACCAGATCCAACTGGTCCTCTGATTCCTCTAAAGAAGGAATCATCTTTCATAAAATTTTTTAATACTTCTCCCCCTGGTTTATAACTTAAACTTGGCATTATACATTTCCTTTATCTACATGATGTTTAATCATTTTATATAATACTTTTGGACCTTGAGCATTAATCCACTTATCAGCTTCATAATCTGTTATCATAGATTCAGGATATAATTGATGTATTTGGTTGCGTTTACCTATTCTTGATTTATAACCGAAGATAACGGTTTTAACTATTTTTCTAAGACGAAGTAAGTCTTTATGTGATAAGTCATCTATGAAAGGCATAGATTACATTCTAGCCAGATATATTATATATGCAAATACTAAAACTAAAACTGCAAAGAAACCATATGCAAAAGGATCCATTAGTTATCTCCTTTTATTTTTTGTTCATAAAATTGTTTATATTTTTTATGTTCGTCATCTGATACTCCTTGTTTAGCTGTATCTTCTCCTGCACCTTTATAAACTTTTTCCCATCCTTTATACTTAGGATCTTTACTATAGTCTACAGGTTTATCTTTTTTATCTTTATGTTTAAATAATGATATCATTTAATACCCCAAAGATATGAGTAATCCGTATGCTCCCCAGTCCATTAGTAAGTCTTACCAGTAGGATAAATTGTTATTCCACCAAATAAGAATCCCTTCTTTTTTCTTTTCTCTTTTGGTCCTTGGGTAATTTTGAATGTATCTTGTCCTGTAATCTTTTTTTGTGTATCTGTTCCAGGTTTTTCCTTCCATGAAGAAGGTTCTTCTTTTTTTATATTTAGATTACCAACTTTTTTTTCAATTACTTTTTGTTGAGCTGGTGGTGAAACCTTATCACTAGTTAAATGGCTAGTTCCTAGACCACGATCAGCAGCTTTTTTCAGTTTTCTATATACTGTACCTGAATATGTATCGAATCCTCTTGCACCCATTCCTGTAGTTGCTCTTTTTTTATGTTTATAATAATAATCAGATGTTAATGCTTTATTACCTTTAGGATCTCTACTTCTTTGCCAAGCATCTATTCCTACAGCACCTAATGCTACAAGACCAATTCCTCCTGCTGCTTTTCCACCTGGTGATTTAGCAGCAGTTGCTATCTTAGCTCCAGTATATTTTAATCTACTTCTAATCCCAGGATCTAATCTTTGTTTTAACCATTGACCTTTTGCATATTTATGTTGTCCTCCCCCTCCTACTCTTATTACAAAGTCTTTAGCTTTAGTTAATTTGGTTCCAATTCTTTTTAATCTTGATGATTCTTTTACTTGTATAGCTTTGCTTTTGCCATATTGCCAACCTTTTTTTATAAATCCTTTTCCTTTACCTCCAAAGAAGGAAACATTCTTCCAAGCATCCCCAACCCATTGTGGTCTTTTTATAGCCATTAGTTTCTCACCTTAAATAATTTTTTAATAGTATCTTTTCTATATGTAGGATCTTGTCTAAACTGTTTAGCTTTTTTAGTTTGGGCAAGTAACGATACTCCTGTTATTAATGCTCCCCATCCTGAAGTTATACCGATTGTACGACCTACTGTTGGTAAAACTTGTTTTACTCTTGTAGCATTAAGCCATCTTTGATTCTTTTCTGCCAAATTTGTTCTCTTAGCAAGATTTTTTAAATTCTTATCATATATGTCAATGGGAGCAAATTTTCCCCATATTATTTTTTTACTACTTATAGCTTTTATAGGATTCTTTTTAGATCCTGGAATCCTATCTTTATTCTGCTTATTAGCTTCTTTATTCCATTTAGACCATAGTTCAACGTCCATTTATCCTTTACCCCAAAAATACCAGGCTGTAAGAGCTATCATAATAGCTCCCCATATCCATTTACATTTAAAATACTTACAAAATTCTTCTCCACAGGATGGACAATGATCTCCTTCAGGTGGGAAACTAAAATCTTTTAGTGGTGGTTCAGAAACATTTATTATACTACTTTGTAGTTCTTCTTTAGGTATTGATGCCTCTTCGGATTGTTTTCTTGCTTCTGCAAGATCTGCCGAAAAATTTGCTTTGGCTTCGTCTTTTTTAGGATCTCTTACCATACTATATACCAAATAACAATAGCAGCTACCAGCCACCATGCTTTGATATCAGCAAGAGTAAATTCCTTCACATCCCACCATATATCACTTATCTTATCTTTTAGCCATTCCATAATAATAACTTTCTGTCGGTTGCAACCGTTGATCCCTAAGGGGGATTTCCTAACTGCCGACACTTTTACCTTATAGGGAAAAAAAAATTTTCACAACGCACATTACTTCTGGTAGTTTCTCCACCGTTTCTTCCAGATCCAATTACCGAACCTAGTATTAATTCTGTCTAGCCATTTAAACAAGAAGCTATGATATAACCATTTATTTTTCATAATCACCTTTTTTTAAAATATCTAGTGAGCAACACTTAATCATATAAAAGTGTTCCACTTTTTGGGGTACCCCTCTATTTATCCGAAAGGTCTATATTAACTTTAACATCTCCTATTACTTGATGTTGGTGTTTCTCTGGTGCTTTAAAGCCTGTCCTATCTAGTATATCTATACAGCTTTGTAGTTGTACATACTCTGATTTAGCATTAGTTGCTAGATTTATTAGCTTACTACTAGCTATACCTGCTCCTACTCCTAGTGTTTTAGCTATTAGTTGTAACATATACTTCTGTACTTTTGGTAATCGTAGTGTCTTACTTGCTATAACTCTTGCTGATTCTTTATTGTTACTACTTGAATATCCTGCTAATTTACCTGCTTCTGTTACGGAACAACCTGTAGTTACGATAGTATCAACGAGTTTGATTTGTTTTGGTGTCAGTTTGTCCTTAATCTCTATATCCTTGCTAGTATTATTCATCTATTAAAACCTGATATTTACGGTTTTACCACAAATTAGAGCAGGTGTCAAACGCACAATTAAGAAAGAAAGCCATAGGAATTTTATATTGGTCAAAGAAAGGATAAGATTGGTAAGCCCAAAATACATCGCATCTCTCACTCTGTTCGTTAAAGGTAGTTTTGTAAACATTAATGCAAACATAAGAATCTCTATATGGAATAACCTCTGTCTTAAGAGTGTCATAGAAAATTTATACTTTATGGGAAGAGCATAAAGCGATAAATTGTTCTTGAATACATCTGCTAAAGCAAGTGTTCAGTAAGCACATGACACGACAAGTGCTATTTAAGATTAAGAGATTCGTAATGTTTCCATCAATACAAAACTAACCTTTTGCGATAGGTATTTTACCAATCTAAACCAATCTAAAATGAAACCATCATCGGTAATTAAAATATTGGCAACTTAATAAAGAAAGAATGAGCTAACCTATTTCCCTAACCAAGAATGGCATTTATGTATTTTAGTGTCAAATAGGTAAAAATAGACGGACTTATATCAAAGAACAGGCATCGATTTTTACTTGGTGAATACAATCTCAACTGCTAAAGCAAGAGCTTGTGTTCATATTTGACACAAAAATCCAAAATGCAGGAAGGTAACTAATTTTAATTACCGATTATGGTAGTTAGGTTTTTATCAATCTTTATAGGAATTTATTATGCCTTATTCAGAACTTGATAAATGTATTAACAAACATTATCCATCTGATAAAGAAAGAATTAAGCAGTTGGAAATTATGTTGATATATACACAGGAAACTAATGAACCTGATAAGCAAAAAGATGCTGATGCAGAACTATTTCAGCAATATCCTAAAGCTCATAAAATTATTTGTGGGTAATTATTAATCTTTAATAGGTACTATTATGGAACTATTTGGTAAATATGGTTGGTTCGAAATTGATATCAACAAAGTAAATGTTGCAAAGTGTCTTGAAATGGTTCATACACACTTTAAAAGTGATACATCTTGTTCAAAAGATATAAACTTTGAATCTTTTAAGTCATATATAGAACAATATCGTGATGTAGATGAACCTAAATCTAAACGACAAAGTGCTGGTATGGAAATTAATGCTACTCTATGTTCAAAAGCCAAAAAGAAAGTACAATTTTGGCAAGATGTTATAGATAGGCATAATATCATCTGGACAAGACTTGGCGAATTAAGAGCTACTTGTACAGATAAAGGTGTTAATTGTGAAATACCTGTTAGCATCAAACACATACACGACCAACAACTCACAATTGCTATTGAAAATCTCAAATTGTGGGAACCACACGAACAAAATTATCGTAAAATCTTTGTTCAAACTTTTGGCACAGAACCATTAATATATGGAAATCAAAATAAAGATGTGTCAGATAAAAGACCTATATCAGATAAAGAATTTAAAGAATCTGAAACATATGGTCTTAATATAGCAAAAGATATTGCTGTAAAACAAGAGAACCAACCTCAATCAAAGGTTGTAACTGCTGATGAACAAAAAGAATTATCACATCAGGATAGAAAAGAAATTAAATCTAAAACAGGTTAAATTTCTATAAGCTAGGTGGTTGTAATTATACAGCCATCTAGTTTTTTTTTACCTCAAAGGCAAGAGGGAAATTGAACTACCCGAATGTATGAAAGGAAGGTGTTTATATGATACAATTCGCATTAATATTAGTTGCTACATTTATGATATTAACAGGTGTATTTACAACATTACCTGTAATAGGAACTATGTTATTAGGCAGTTTATTTATAACAATAGGTTTCATATCTTACTTTTTATCTCAAGATGAAGATGTTGAAGAATATTCAAAATCATTTTGGAAAACAGGTAAAACATTTATGAATGCATCATACAAAGATATATCATCTAAAGTAAAAGAGAATATAAAAAAGAAAAAGTAAATACAGCACCAAACACAGGCGATACGAAAGTATCGCTTGTGTGTTATTTCTTTTGGAAAGACTACCCGAATGGAAAAACATTTGGAAAGAAAAAAAATAGTATGACTATCCGAATGGAAAAGTATTTATTAATAATAATTATAACTGGAAAATACACAATATGGTGAACATGAAAAATAATATTTAATAAAGGAATAAAATGCAAACACTACAAGATTTAAAACATGAAAAATTAGTAATGGCATTAAAACTAGAGCATGTCCATAAGAAATACTATTGTTCTTGGAAAAGATTTTATAATTGGAAAATATTCAAAAGGTGGTATTACCATAAACAAAGAGTTAAAAAATATTGGAAGGAATATTATGACATCGAAAATTTATAACAATGAAATAACTATAAAGAAAAAACTATCTGAAAATAAATTGGAATGGTCTATGACTGAAATAACAGAACAATGTATATTGGGAAAAATATCCAAAGAACAGGCACATAAACTGTTAGATAGACAAGGTGAAATTCTAAAACAAAAGTCTAGAGATTTATTAAAAAGGAAAACAAATGACTAAAGAAATTAATTTAAAAAAAGATTCATCAATAGCAGAAAAACTAGGAACATTTTTCATAGTTTTTATTACATTATCTGGTGCAGTAACATTTATGTTAATTGCTATTGGTGTTAATCCAACATTAGTCTTGTCGGTAGTAGGTGCACCTATATGGATTGTATATGTATTACTAGCAAGATGGATTACAAGATTGATTACATAGGAAATATTCTGTATAATCAGTATATTATTAACCTTATCTAAAAGGATATTAAACGATGATAAGTATTAATGAAGTAACACTATACGGTAGACTTGGCGATAATGCCGAAATAAAATCAACTAAATCTGGTGCAGAATTTATGAGATTTAGAATCGCTACAAATCGTCCTTTCAAAAAGAAAGACGGAACTTATGATGAAGAAACACAATGGCATCAAGTTGTTGTGTGGGATTCAGCATTAGTTAAAACCTTTAAAGGTAAAGCATTTAAAGGTGCTGAAGTATATCTTAAAGGTGAATTAATTCATCGCACATATGGTGAAAAAGACAACCTTAAGTATATTACTGAAGTTGTTGTTCCACAATTTAGAGGTAAGCTTATTATTATCGCTAAAGATTCTGGAACTTCTGGTGCTACAGCACAACCTACACCACAGGTTGCTAATGAAGTAGCAGATGAAATTCCTATATAGGATTTTTATTGTGGGCGACTGACTATCGTTAAACGATTTTCAAGTTAGATAGAGAGTTTGGGTAGTTTACCACTACTATTGAGCTTGGTCTCACAAAATGGGAAGGTGTAATGCCTTCCCTTTTTTCAGGAAAAAATTATGACAAAAAAATATGGACTATATCTAAATTCCGAAACTATAAATGGACAGAAACATTGGGAATTAACTGCTGTTAATAAAAGCCAAATGATTTCTATATTAGAGCAACATGGTTATATATATTTGCCAACAAGAAAACAAAAAATATCTCATCATAAAGCTAATTTAATAATAGAAGATGAGGCATCAGAACAAATGGATAGAGATAATAAAAGGAGGATTAAGAGGAAAAATGAAACCGAAATTATCTGAATACAAACTTATTGTATGGCGAACTAAAGGTGAGCCCGAAGTAAGTTATCATAAAGACAAACCAAACTTTAAATTATTATATGAAAAGTTAAATTGTGATACGATTGAAATACTAAAAGGTAAAGACTATACAGTATCAGAAAAAGTATTTGATATATATTGTGATGAGGAATCTAAATTAAAAGAACCTCACCACATAAATATTAAAGCAACTAGTGCCTGGCTAAGATGGCAAGGCATAGTAAGTCGTCAATCACTACCTGGTGATTTTATTGCAGGTGATACTGGTATCATTATAAAAATAAAAGAACCAGAAAAAGAAACTATTAATAATGAATTGGAGGTATAAATGAAGATAACACATCTATATGAAGTCATTCGTAATATATCAATGATAGATGATACGGCTGAAGTTAGTTTTGTTTCTGAATCTTATGTATTATCTGATGAGATGAAAAAGATAAAAGAAACAAATCATGTTACTAGCGAATCAAGTCAACTTGAATTCGTACATATTGATTTCCGAGATAAAGGAAATCGTGTAACTATAAAGACTACATAATAAATCTTGGTATCAAGGTGCGAAAGGACTTGATTAAATAATGAATCCTCAAACAAAAGCCAAGATTAAAAGAATTTATATAGAGGATAGGTTTCCATACAGGAGTAATGTATATATGTCCTATGGTCTATATAACTAGGAGAGAATATGATCTAATGATAACAGTACTAGTCGAAACAACTTATCCTCTATTCTCTCCGATTTTATTAACTAATATTTATAGGAGATAAATATGTTAAAAACTGTTACTAAAGTTAATCAAGTAATCGAAGATGATACAGCTCTTGATGGAATTCGTTGGGGATTTGGAATATTTAGATGTAAAGGTGTTACACCTTTAATTGTAAATAATCCAGATTATAAACTTGTACCTAACAGTTCTAAAAAGAAGATGTCGCCTAAACAACAAATGGAAACAGCATTGTATTACATAGACAAAGACAAAAAAGTCTATGGTTTTAAAGCTAATGCATTTAAACTAGCTATGGTTAATGCTGCACCATTTATCGATGACCGAAAGATGTCCAAGAATCAAGCTAATGGATCTGTTAAAGTCAATGCTAAAAGACTACCTAAATCTGAGTTCATGGATTTAATTCAAATACATACCAAACAAGGACCAATTCTAGGTGGTGATTGGACAACTAATCCCACTACTGGAGGTCAAATAAAAACACATAGACCTTACTTTATGGATTGGTATGTAGACCTTCCACTTAAATGGATTGCCGAAAAACTAACTAAAAAACAAGTAATGAAATATTTACAACATGCTGGTGCTTGTGTAGGTGTTGGTGATTGGCGACAACAAAAGAGTGGAGAAAAAGGTGAGTTTGAAATTGAAGATCTAGGTGATGAAAGAGAGATTATATAATATGGATAAAGTATTTTATAGAGAAGGCTCTCACTTCACTAACAAATATAATCTTAAAGAGGATCATGCACAGCAAGTGCATGATAGAATCCTTAAGTTAATTAATAAACATGGGAGTGAAACAAATATCATAGATGTTATGATAGATGATTCAACTAAAATAGATTCACCTCTTCATGTTTTTAGAGAAGATGATAACTATAAGGCTGCTCAATTATACTATAGAAATTTATTTTCTTTAGTTAAATCTGCACTATGTGTTAATAGACCTTGTATTAAAACAGGTAAACCTATAGCTGTTAAAGCTTTCTATGTTAAAAGAGGTCCATCTATTCAAATTAAAGGACCAGGTACAATATTAACAAGAGAGCAAATGGAAAATGATATTGAAGCAAAAGCAGATGAAACTCAAAGAGGATATAATCATCTTGATCTATTTGTCAGAAACTGGCAAAGAGATAAAGCTCTAACTTATATAGTTGAAACAGTTAGAATTTGGCTTAAAGAAAATGTTGGTATAAGACAAAGAGTTATCAACAAATATAACTACAAAAATAAAAATAAAAAAGTTTCTTAATGTTCAGTTCGTTGTTGATTGTTAAGTTGAGTAGTGTGTCGTGTTGCTGTGTAAAGTTTTGCTGTTAAAGTTATGTAAAGCAAGGTAGAACACTGTTAAGTGCCGTGGAGTGCCGTGTTGTTGTGTCCTGCTGTTAATGTACTGTGGAGTATATCGCTGTTAGGCGATGTAATAATTTACATAAATAGCTTGTATATTGTGGATAACTACTATACCTTATATAGTATGACAGCATATAAAGAACTAATACAAGAGTTTGTAAAAGTCCGAAAAGAAACAGGACAATCACAATCAGATCTGGATAAAGTTATTGGTTGTGCCGAAGGATTAGTTTCTAAATGGGAATGTGGTATGAGAAAACCAGGAGCATTTTTATTTAGCTGCTGGGCAGATGCATTGGGATGTACGATACAACTGAAACAAAAGAAAAAACCAGAAGATGCATAGTATGTAAGGATAAAGATTGTCCTTACTCTATGGATCTAGGTAAAACTTGGTTGTGTCGTAAACATTTTTATGAGTTACAAGGAGATTAAAATGCCATTTCAAGGAAAAGGCTGGTACCATGTATCAGGTAGTAAACTACCTAAAGAAGAATTTAAATCTAAAGAAGAGTTAGAGAAACTATCACATAAACAATTACTAAAATATCTAATAAATACATTTAAAGATATGGGATTAATATGGATTGCAACTCAAACTAAATATGAAAAACTAAAAGCAGATGATACTTTAGGAATCAGATTTATAGAGATGCAAGAGGCAACCATAGAAAGAGCTATGATGTCTAAAAAAAAATTACATTAGGAGGTGATATTATGGATAATGTAAGACCAAAAGCTTTAGCAAGAAAGAAAGCTAGAGAATTATTTGATGAGTACCTGGTAACAGGAACTTCTCATGAACTAGGAAAGTATATTCAAACAGTATTTGATATGTACCCTAAAGTTAAATTAAAAGAGGAGGAAAATCTTGATAACAATAAAAAACCAAAAACCTCTATTAAAAGCACTAGCAGTAGCAGTTAATTTTATAGAGGCATATATAAGAACACAAACTACCCATATGGGAAATGTATCTTATGTAAAGAAAAAAGAACTAGCATTAATTCTTGGTGCAAAGGAAGAATTAGAACGAGCATATCATTGGATTAATGAAGAACTAAAAAAGAAACATAAAATTGTTTCTGTAAAAGAAATAAATAAAGGAGAGAACAATGACAAAGCTGGGAGAAGCAATAAGAAATAGATTGTATTCTGCTTTATCTCTTGTTGATTATTCAAAGAAAGAAAACAGAAGAGATAGATGGAAACAAAAAATATTTAGGTATCTAATCTACAAAAGATATGATGTAGAAGATGCTCTAAATATACTAACTGCATTTAATGAAGGACATCCAGATGCAAAGAAATTTATTAACGCTGCTGATAAACAAAGATTAGCAGAAGAAAAGAAATTCGGGAGAGGTTTTTATGAAAAGAAAAGACGATAAGTATCTTACACCACTCAAAACTATTGGTGGTACAGATGCCAATATGATTGCTCAAGGCAAACTATATGAAGTATGGATTAATAAATTACATCCAGAAAAACAACCAGATTTATCTGGGATATTCCAAGTTAATCTTGGTGTTGAAACAGAACCATTTAATAGAGAATGGTTTATGGAACAAACTGAAAAGAAAGTAGTTATGCCTGAGAAAACATTCTATAGAAAAGATATACCATTCGGTCATTGTAGACCAGATGGTATTATTAAGAATGATAATAAGTATGGTGATTCTATTTTAGAATGTAAACATACTAATGCATTTAATGATATCAAGAAAGTTACTCAAAGATATTATTATCAGATCCAATGGAACATGTGGATTACTAAATCTGCTCTTTGTTACATGAGTGTTATCTTTGGAAACAAATGGGATTACTGGGAAGTAGAACCAGATGTAGATAAAACCACAGATTTAGTGTTAAAAGTAGAAGATTTCTGGGAAAAGTACATAAAGACAGGTATCGAACCACCCAGATAACAAGTTTATTAATCAGGTATAAAACCCTACGAAGGTAGCAAATATGCTCTCAGTGGGCTTTATATCGCTTTTTTTTTAAGACAAAGGAGAGAATATGCCTAAAATACCAAATGATACTATAATTGCAGCAGTCAGGAAACATATGCCTAATCTAACTGATGCTGACAAGAAAGACATGTTCTGGGATTGTCATGGTCAATGGATAATCAAGAACAAATGGATGCAAAGATTGGCTGCTTTAGCAGGTGTAGAAGTAATAGATATTACTTGTCTACATTCTGAATCAAATTCTGCTGCACTCGTTATACAAATTAAGACTGCAACAGGAGGAACTATTATGACAACTGGTGAAGCATCACCAGGTAATTCTAAGAATGCTTACTTCCATGCTATGGCTGAGAAGAGAGCATTTGATAGAGCAGCACTCAAAGCTTTAAATCTTCAGGGCTTTGTATATACTGAAGAGGATGCTGAACAGATTAAGGAAGGTCGCAGAAAAACATCTAAAGAAGATGTTAAAAAAGGTATTGACATTCCTTATCCTAAATAGAAAATAATAACAATAGGAGGTACACATATGTGGACAGAACCTGAAATAACTGAAGTATCAGTCGGACTTGAAATCAACTCTTATGCTTGTGCATTAATGGGTGATGATGAAGACGCTGATGATTCAGATGATTCAGCAGATGTATCAGAAGATGATTCTGATGATGACGCTGATGATGATGATTCTGATGACGAATTAGGATCTGATTAATTAGGTTTCATTGAAACCGAGAAGAGTGCTGGTATTTATCCCTTTCTCTCTCTAACACCAGTGCTCTTCTTTATTATTATGAGAAAGAAATTACCATCAAGAAGACCTTGTACTATTATTAGACTAATGAGAAATGCTAATAAGTTCTATGTTATAATAGATCGTGATCCAAATACTGGAGAACCAAGAGGATTACATTGTCATGGTTCTAAACCAGGATGTGAGGTATGGGCATTATTACATGAAGCTTTACCTATTATATCTAGAAACATTCAATCTATGAAAGATCCAGAACATATAGCTAGTTTCTTTAAGTATCAAAGAATATCTATATTATCAGATATAGTACAAGTATTTGTAAATGAATATAAAAATTGGAGAAAAACACAATGATAGAATATATATTATTAATATGGGTAGGAGAGTTTTTATATTTTGAAGATATCTATATTAATAGACATACTTGTTCTGTTAATGCAGAAAAAATATTAAATAAACAAAGTACCTATTCATATATTTGTGCACCTAATACCCCAAAAAATCAAAAATTAAAAGTTAAAGGAGTGTTCCATAAAGACTTATTAAAAAAGAAATGAATAAACTATTAATATTATTATTCTTTATTTGTACTAGCTGTTCTCATTTAGGAGTAGTATCATTTACTTCTAATATTGTTACTTATGAAGTAACAGGTAAAACAAATTCAGAAATTGTAGTATCAATGTTACTACAAAAAGATTGTAAATATATTAGAGTATTAGAACAAAGGAGGATCTGTGAATAAAAGTACAATAAAAAAATTAATGATGCTAGATAATCTAGCAAAGTATTTTTTCTTTGATCATCGATGGTTACAATCATCAATGACAAGAGCAACAAAACAAGAAATAAAATTAAGAAATACTTTCTTAGCAATAGCTAGAATTAATGGCTTTAGTGTTAATATGATAGCTAGATATTTACATAAAGATCATACAACTATTCGACATCACTTGGCTTCGATGAAGCCTCATTGGCAAAGTCTAAGTCCTTGTCATCGTGAACTTTTTGTCGTGCCACCTTCTCAGCTACAAGATCAGTAACTCCATTCTTTTTAGTTCCTGCTGCTAAAGCTGCATATCCTACAATATCTATAAAGTTATCATCAAGATCTTTGCCCTGTTTTTGTCGCATCATTTTTACAAGTGCCATACAAATAGGTATATCTTGAGCTGTTACATTGAAACCGAAATAGGCAGTCCACATAGTGGCTACACTTCTAAACATAGAATTATAATCCCCATATGCATCTGCTCTTTCTTTAGTGATTAATCTTTTAGCTTCGTCTATTATTTCTTCTGGTGTCATACATATCCTCTAATGTTTTCATAGTTATAAAACTAACATCCTGGATATGATTGTCAAATATATTTATTTCTGTAATACCCCATGCCCAACCAGTAGTACATATCTTACAATAATTTTCTACATGACCATAAGGCAAAGAACAACCAACATTTAAAACTCTAGTATAATTTGATTCTCCAATCTTAGGACATCTAATATCATTATACTTATGTGAGTGTCCAAAGACTACATCAAATTGAGAGTGCTGCCCAATATTTCTTTCAGCATTAACTCCACCAAATTCTTTACCCATTACATTAAAAGGAACATGAACAAATCCTACATTATCTATCATATGAAATATACCATATGTAGTATAATCCCAACCAAATGAAGTAAAAGTATCTCCTAATTGTTTTTGCATCATAGAATATATTTCAGGATTTTGTTGTTCCCATTTATATAATCTATGTTCATGATTACCATAAGTACAATGTTTTAAACCTTTATATTTTTTCATAGAATTATCCAGTACTGAAAGACATTCTTTAAAAGAATCCATATCTTCTGTAAAAGTTCCTTTGTTTCTACCAGCCATTGTTTCATTTCCAATATGCCAACATAAAGAATCAAAGGTACAAAAATCTCCTATCTGAACTACATGATCTGGATCTTGTTCTTCAATATGTTTACCTATCCATTTCATTCTATCCTTAGGAATAGCTGGTGCATCATGTACATCTGCAATAATAATTACTCTTGTCATACTTTAACTGGACCTATTTTAGAATAAGGAATATATTTACCATCAATATTTCCACACATTATTCCTTTATATAACACAGGTTTAATAGGAATCCATTCTCCATTTCTATAGATTTTTCTCATTGAATCTTCTGGTTTTTCTTTATCTTCCCCTCTAATTTTTTTACTTGCCATAGTTTTACATTTAGTTTAATATTTAATTTTATCAACAATTATGTTGATATATACATTTAATAACTAATCCCGACTATAGAAACTGGGGGGAGTAAAATCCTCCCAGTTATTTTAAAAATTTCTTTGCTATATTAATCCCAAAACTACCAGCAATTATCACAAGTAATGCCCAAGAAAACCATTCAGGTACATCAGTATTTAATATTACCCATCCATTAATTAAGTATGGCTGGACTGGTGGAAAAAAATGTAGACAAAAAATTCCTGTAAATAATAAACAAAGATACTCATCCTTCCAGGAAGTTTCACTAGCTCTTTGAGCAGAAGCTGCCCAATCTAATTCTGCTTTTCTCTCTACCTTTTTTCTTTCACCATAATGTTTGATGCCTTCTACTACAGAAGATCCAACAGTTTTAATTAATAAAGACCAAATCATTTAAATACTCTCATTACTAAATATACTAATCCCAGTATTGAAGTAATGTATGCTAATGCTTTTATACTACCAGAGCCCATGGCTAATTGTTTTTCTATTCCTAATATTGCTTTTGTATTTTCTTTTGATTTATTTTCTAGCCTTGATAAGGAAGATTTAATTTCTTTATATCTCTCAGAACAAATGTCCTCATGATCCTTGAGAGTACTAGCCATCTTAAATATTTACTCCAGGTGTAATTATTTCTTTTGATTTATTTGGAAATGCTGGATGCATATATACAGTAAAAGGACCATCAGTACAACTAGCTAATCTCCAATCATACATAAATTTATATTTTTTTATTTGTTGTATTGTTTGATGTGGTTGGTCGTCTAAACATTCTTGCATTGTTGTATATTCCTTATCAACTTTTATAAATTTAATATTGTTTGGTGTTGCTGAATCATATTCTGAAACATGAATTAACATTATAAGCATAAACCATTTCATAGTATCATTAAGATTATATAAGATATATTAGACTAACAACGCACAATATTATTTGTTCTTTTTTTGTATTTGTTGTTGAGGTTGAGCACTTGGAATTGTAACTCCACCTGTTTCATTACTTAATTTATCTCCACGATTTAATCTTTGTAGAGTTTGTAATGGTCCTAATACATTTATAACTTCTGCTTGTGAACTTCCAGGTGTTAATGTATTAGCCCTATTAATTAAATTTTGTTCATAGCTTTTAGCTTGATGGTCGTTTACATCTTTAGTATTAAAACTACCATCATCTAATTCTTTTTTTAATCTAGACCAATGTTCTATCTCTCTTACTCTATCTCTAGCGACAGATTCATGCTGTGATTTTATCCACCTGCATTCATCAATATCAATTTGTAATAATTCTTTTTTAAATTCATCAGTTTCTGTTTCAACCTTCTTTTGTTTTCTTTTTAACTTAACTAAATTTCTTCTGTATTCAAAAGATAATGTATGTAAGTTTTCAATAAACACTCCTTGTTCTCTTACACATTGCCAATACTTACTTGCTTTAGTAGGATGTTTACCATCATTCAAAACAGAAAACCTCATCTCAGTTTCTGTTCTAAACATTTGTTTCTTATTCATGGTATCATTAAGTTCTTCTTTAATTTTATTAATGAACCCATTATCCTTTGTTGGTAACATAGGATAACTAATTTTAGTTAACTTAGTCATAATATATTATATATAACATATTATTTAATTAATCCAATATGTATTTTACAGGTCTTTCTTGTGGATATTTTGGTTCAGGTTGATTATCCCATTCTTCTTGAGCTTTTTCAACCTCATCATCTACAATTTCTTGTGCTTGTGCTTTAGTTTTAGTAACATGAGAATATTTATTTGCCCATATTATTGCTTTAGCATTGTCAGATGTAATCCAAACATTACCAGGATGACCTTGAAATATTGGCATATCACTTCTATCTTGATGAGTGAAAAAGTCTTTGCCTGTATTTTCAATTATCCAATATTTATTTGCCATAGTTTTCCTCCTTTCAAATTTTTATGAAACTGTTACAGCTCTTGCTGTTAATGTTTCTGCTACTTCCTCAGTTGTTGTTAATACTGCTGTTGAATCTGTATCTCCAGATGCTACCATTCCACTAGATGCACCACTTCCTGCACAAACCCCTCCATATCTTTCAGCTGACATAGAAATATCTGTAGACCATGTTGTTCCATCATATGTTTCTGTTCTAGTTAATTCATCACTTGCATCAGAATTATAACCAGCACACATTCTTGCATCAGTTTGAGTTCCAAAAACATGAGTGTCCATTGTTCCTGTATTACAATCATTAACTGTTGTAAAAGCTGTTCCATTATATTCTTGAGTTTTATCATTCATATTAGTTCCTCCACCACCAACTACAAAACCTGCTGCAAGAGTTCCTGCTCCATTACAATCTGGATTTGATGTTGATTGATTATCACCTGAAGACCAACTATCACCATTGTATTCTTCAGTAGATTGAATCCAACTTCCTGAACCACTATGTCCTGTTCCACCAGAACCAACTGCTGCTGTTTGAATACCAAACATAGCATAAGTAGAACGAGCAGTAGAAAAATCATTTCCTTCTGTCCATGAGCTTCCATTATACTCTCCACATTCATCTTTTAAACTTGAACCATCATAACCACCACCAGCAATTACTGCTGTATTTGAAGCACCACAAGCTGCTTGTCCACTATAACTACCCCAATAAGGATCACCTGAACCCCAAGTAGTTCCGTTGTATTCTTCAGTACGATTTGTACGACCACTACCTGTATGACCACCACTTGCAAGACCAGAATCAACTGTTCCACAATCTCCCATACCACCAAATTTTGTTCCAGTAGATATTGCACCACCTGATGAAAATGCTGCTATAAGTCTTGCAACTTTCAAGGTATTAGCAGTTGTGTTATACCACATTAATCCCTCTGATAATGTTGGATCATCACTTCTGATTTCCACACCACCAGCAGGTTCTGTTATTGAACCACTACTTTGACTTATATTATTACTTACTGTTCCACTCATAATTTTTTTAACTATCTGTTACTGTTTGTGCTGTTACTGTTTCTGACCATTCTTCTGATGTTCTTGAATCAGAACCATCTGAACCACCCCAAGCTAATGCTGATGATGATGTACCTGCACCACAAAGTTGTTCTTTAGCAGTAGCTAAACTATTTCCCTCAGTAGACCAAGCAGTTCCATTATATTTTTCTGTTCTATTTTGTAAACTTCCAGTATCTCCACCAAAACATAAAGCACTTGTTAATATTCCTACTGCTTCAAAATCTCTTTTTGATTGCGACATATTCCCACCTGAACTCCAAGCACTACCATTATACTCTTCTGTACGGCTCATATATTCTCCACCTCCACAAGCTATAGCTGCAGTTTGAGTACCACATCCTGCTAAACCACTTGCAGCAGATGATAAAGTGTCTTCATTTGACCAAGATGTACCTCCATATTCTTCTGTTGTATTTTTATCTGCCATTATACACTATCTGAACCTCCAAAATATAAACCAGAATTTTGTGTTCCTGCTGAAGCAGCGTTGTATCTTGATGTACTTAAATTTCCTATACCACTATTACTCCAAGAAGAGCCATTATATTCTTCTGTTTCGTTAGACAAACCACTTGCATATCCACCGCAACTTGTTGCAGCAGTTTGTGTGCCAAAATTAGATAACCAATATCTTGCGTGGTTCATATTTCCTCCTGCTGACCATGCACTGCCATTAT